TTAACGAGTTTTTTCATCTTTGTTATCCTCATCTTTACTTAGTTCTTTATCAATTTTTTTAGTGATAAAATATTGTAGACTTTGTACTACTAATTGTTTGAGCATTTCAATCATAATGAGATTTCCTTATTCGAAAATCCCTACAGTATAAAGCCAAACATTCTGACCTTTAATGAAAGCCTTTACTTTATCAAGTACAATAACGTTTGTAGTAAAAACGCCAATAGTCCACGGTAGGATAGTACCGTTTTTGAATTGCTTATCCGATAGATAACCAATAGTCATAAAAGATTGTAAATCTGGATATGATTTAATTTCCTTTTTGATCTTCTTATTAGTGATATAACTACGCGTATATGGCAAACTGTTATAAAATGGTTTTTCACCATTCATATCAATTTCATCTACTTTATCCTGGCTATAGTGCGGTTGTTCATTATTCATCTTGTTTCCTTTATACTATAAGAACCTTTTAGTTGATTAATAATTTTTAATAGTTTCGTATCAGCCTCTTTGTAAAAGTCATATACAATCTTACGACTATGAGTAGTAGCAGTTGCAATTACTCGCTTATCTTTAAACTTACCATTTCTAGTAGTATCTATAACTCTCTTAATGCCGCCGCTTTCGACTACTTTGTATTTACCACTTTTTAAATTAGCATTAAATCCCGTAATATTACCGCTGTTTAGTTAATCGTGCATTTGACGTTGGTACAAAACCTTTGTACGGATTATCCTGTACTAATGCATTATACATATACCCTGCATTTACATGTAAATCCTTCAACTTAATAGTAACATTAATTCCCGTTGGAGTACGTTTAAAGAATGTCACGAATGAATTACGAGTAAAAGGAACTACACCACCATCAGCAGATAATGCGATTTCATTTTGTATTTCTAATTGTACCTTTTTCATACGTTCCCATATTTCATTACGAAAATCATTATATACGTTTTGTGCACTTTTATTAATGTATGTTTTTACACCTTTTATATTTTCAATTTTATAATTGATATTATTACTCATGATAATTCCTCTATTAATGTTTGAAGGATCTTAAATAATTTTCGACCATCTTTAGGTAGTCTGGTTTTGCTCATGACGGCTTTATTGAGATTATCGGGCTTTAGTCCAAATATATAAATTAATGCACTTTCGACTATTGCCGCTTCGTTAGTAGTTTCAAAACACCATAGGATGTACTTCTCATACTCGACACCGCAATCAATCATATCATTTACTGTCTTAGATGAGGATGTATATTCTCGCCAGTCGCTTTCTTTATGATTTTTTAGTTTATTAATATCTTTGAGATTCTTATAGATATTTTTCATACCGGATGTAGGATTCACCCGTTTCAAATCGAATGATATATACAAATGAATTGTACTGTCCAGATGTAATATCTTTTTCTTCCCATGTGTAGGGATTATTAAATTGCCATTCTTTCATGATAAATACCTTAAATTAGTTAAACTACTATAGGTATTTATATGACACTTGAACAAAAACTTAAGGATTACGAAGGTAGTAAAAAATATCAATCTAGTATCCGGTACTTTCCGTTATGGAAGATTCCATGTATATAAAGATCATTTGGGGAATCCTACAATTGGTTATGGTCATTTGGTGCTACCAAGTGAATCATTCCCATGTGGATTAACAGAAGAAGAAGCAGATAAACTACTTGCAAAAGATATTGCTATTGCACAAAAAGGTGTGAAGAGTCTAAAAATTGATTTACCAGATGACTGGAATGAATTTTTAATCATTATGGTTTTTCAATTGGGTTTGGCTGGTGTAAAGAAATTCAAAAATATGTTACAGGCACTTAAAGACAAAAAATATCCTATTGCAGTAGCTGAATGTAAAAATAGTTTATGGTATCGGTCAGACACCTAACCGTGTTAAACAAATGATTAATGATCTAACTCACAAATAAGAAAAAGGGAAGCCATAATGGTTTCCCTTTTTTATTATAGTTTAGATAGAATCTTTTTAAGATCCTGTTTAATATCGCGTAACTCTTCTGTAAGACGAAATAAATCATCAATATCATCTTCCAGATTTTCATGTTTTTTCTCAAACTGTTCTACCTTAACTTCAAGTTGTTTGATCCTTCCTTCAAGATTAACAGCTTCGCGGCGACGGGTTGTAGTATGACGTATAAAACATGTAAAAAGTGTAGCTAGTGCACCTACGAATGTATAACTAATCATTTATTATTATTTCCATATTATTATAATGCGGATAAAGTATCCGCATTATTATTTAGGCTACACTAAAAGTACCAGTACCGCGAGTAATTAACATAATAGGTGCACGTATTTCAAACTTACTTAGCAAACTACTTAATGATACCGTAATTTTACATGCTACACTGTTAGCTGTTACGTTCTGGAATCCGAATACATCAAAAAACTCTAGTGATGTAGCAGTACTATTGTAATAATTGCGTTGGATTGTTTGACCATTACAAACCATCGTTACAGTTGCTATTTTAACACTGTTAGATGATTGGAAAGAACAAAAGCCAGATATAAACACTGCTACCGATTTCTTGTTGGTTAGTGATCCTGCATCCTTATAAGTTACAGTTTGTGTACCTGTCCATGTATTGGTAGCAGTAGATGAGGACCACGACTTACCCATACCCATATTCGTAACATCACCTATAAAGCTGGTTGCTTCTACTGTACCTTTAAATGATCCACTCGTTGCATTGATTGCACCAGTAAATGAACCAGCATTTGCATAGACCGTACCGCGTACTACGCAATTGTTAAACTGGGTATTACCATTCTTATCAATCATCCACCCAGCACTATTTGCTACGTAGTTTGTACTACTAATAGTTTGGGCGATCTTCGCTGTGGTTATAGTTCCGGTCCTGGATTTTAATAGTATTTACGGAACCGGTTCGCCAACTTCAAATTTGTTATGGCTGCGTCAGAGATATAACCGCGTGCCTATACTGGCTTGCTGAATCATCGCAGTCTTGATATAAGTAGTACCGTTTACTACTGTAAAAGGTGCTGTACCTCCCACTACGGCAGTATCTGCCCCACTTATGATAAACTTGTTCGCGGCAAATATGACAGCCGATGTATTAGTAGTACCATCTGCAATTAATTTAAAACCCGAAACCGTACCATTGGCATTTACTGACAATGTATAGCTGGCGTTCACAGATGCCTTACTTGCCTTTGTACTCATCTCTTGAGATACAGATGCAAACTGGCTATCGGTACTTGATTTTAGTTGGTTAATCGCCGTAGTTTGTGCACTATTGTTATCGGTGACAGTCTGCGTTAGTGTCGTAATATTAGCCTTGTTCTCATTGGTTGTACTTTCGACGGCAGTTATCTTTTGTGATAGTGCTTTATCGACCGTGGCAATCTGTGTAGACAAGGTTACTTCACTTGCGGCAATCTTATCATCAAGTCGATTCTCGGAAGCCGTTACTTTAGTATCTGCATAACCATTAGCCGTATTGATTGCATCGGTCAATGTCTGAGATAAACGATTATCTAGATTCAGTACATCATTAATGGCGTTTGCATCTTCTTCGGTAAACACATACTTACTGTTAAGTGATACTGTAAATTCGGGGCAATAGGTAACACCGTCTACACCAAAAATATCAAAGAATGCAACTTTAACTTTATATTCGCCATCTGATAGGGCAAAACTATCAAACTCTGGTTTATTTGAAATAAAAGTTTGTGTATTAAGTGCACTTGTGACCTGAATAATTGCACCTGCATAATCGCGTTCGGTACTTTCTTTCCACGATACAAAGATATTACCAAAACCGCCAGTAGCACCAACATTAAGAGGCATACGACATTGCTTGTTTTCTACGATAATAGAAACTGGTTGCGAACGGATGCCTGTACTATAACCTTGTGCAATAACTTCGATATTCGGTTTACGGCATTTTGTTTCGTTCATTGCAAAGGTATAATCAAATGATGTATTTTGTGTATAGTACGTTTTAAGTAATGTTTCACCATTATATACATTAACAATATAATATTTGAAATATTCACTAAATGGACGTCCTTTAACAATTATATTCTTCTGACTATCCCACGCAATATTAAAATCACCTGTATCAGTTTCGTATGCACCTAAATTACCATTGACCAGACGTAGGCCAGTAATTGAAGGCAATTCAAATGAAACATCTGGTACAAGACCATCTACCGTTACTTTTGGACTAACAAAACCTAAATTGTTATAAGCTGCGACACCGAAAATCATAGTTTTGATTTGGATCTAGACTATACAGATTATAGCTTAACTGACCTACGGGAACTTGCCCCGCCATTGTCCAGTTTGCAACACCAGACTTGCGGTAGTAGATATAATAACCACGAAGATAACCATCGGTACTTGCTTCCCATTCCATCTGTACTACGTTACCACTTGTAACAGTACCCAAACGTGTAACATTAAGATTCTTTGGAGGAATTACAGTTAGTACCTTTTCGATTGATCCCGATGGGGACCATATACCAGGATCTTTTCCGGTCATAGATACCATCGTTTGCCGTTACGGCAGTTACTGTAATAATCCCCATCGAATCTTGCTTTGTACTAATATCTTTCTGGATAACTCGGTATTTCTCATTGATCCCAGGTTCGGTAAGACTGATATTAATACAATCCATTATTTCGAGATTCCAAGCATCGGAAGTAGTGAAACTAATTGTATTAGTCGTGTACTTCATTTTGAGTAATTCGCGGTTTGCAAATGTTGCAAGCTGCTGTTGATCATAAATCCAGCTAAAATCTAATGCCTGAGCAATGACACGACCATCACGTGTAATAGTAGGATCATTTTTAATATCGGAAGGGAAACGTACTACATCATTCCCGTACTTATTTCCAACGGCAGTATATTTTGCATCAATTGTATTGCAATAAGAATTTGAACCACTTGAAGTAATTTTAACTTCACCAATAATATTAGATTCATTAAATGTCATTACTGGTAATGTTTTACGTTCGGCCCCACAATGGATTTTTCCCGAATTGATATATAGAAAACCGCCAAAAGTCTGTAAAATACTTTCGATAGTTTTCTTATATGAATCATTATATGAAACGTTACCGTTACTATAATAATTGTTATCTTTACAGTACTGTGCAATGGTACGGAAACTATCTAAATCAATTAATGCCGGATCAAGCCCCATACCCCAGATATTATTAGTTAAAACTTCATAAATCTGTGAAGGTGGGTTAGATGAACATTTCATAGTAAGGTCCGCTAAATCACGAATAATCAAACCTTTCATCTCTACTTGTAAAACGTAGTTATCATTGATAAGAATGCTTTCTTCTAAACTTTCTTGTGTTTTCTTAATTACGGTACTGATAGATACTACCCCATCACCACGGAATGAGTTATTCCATTTAGGACCAGCATATTGTAATGGTAATGATTTAGAACCAGTATAATTACCACCGGAATCTACATTCTAGTTGTATATAATCCTGATATTTTGGCTTAATCTTCCATGACGGCACTTTGCCATCTTCGGTAATTGGTGCTGCTAAAATTGGTTCATCGTCAATATATAATTGCTCTATATATTTTTCAGTACCGCCCATTGCAATCAAATGCTCGGTAAACAGATACTGACTATTATCATTTTTAATATTGTACCAAGGTATAATCGATCCGCAGAGAATATAGCTTCCCCCATTAATACCGTTCTTATGCGGTAATTCTCCACCTAATAGTACAGGAATACCGCGAAACTGGGGAAGTACTTCTATTCAAACTCGTTGCAGCATCATCATAACCGCGTATTTCCAATAGTTGCTAATTGTGAAGAAGCAACAAAAGAAAGTGCACCTGCGGCAATACCTGCAATTAATGCATAACCAACACCAAAAGAATAAACGGAAGCAAATACGGCAACTGCCGTTATTAGTGCACCGAAAAAACCACCACCTTTACCACCCATTATATTTTCCTCACTCTGTAATACTTCCCATTTTCTGGTAATGGGATTAATTTAAATTCTTTATGTTCTTCGTCATCAATATCAATTCCGATCATGCGATTACTGATAACCACTCCCATATTTAGGGGGTTATCTTCACTTAACCAAATATCGCCATCAATTTGATGTGTAACCTCATCTGAGTATTGAAGTACAATATCTTGAGTACTTTCAAAACCTAGTTCATTCAGTTGTTTAACACCGCGTAGTAAACTGTCATAATCGGCAATAATAGACCAGTCAGTACCAGCACGTAAATCAAGTACTTTCAATACTAAAATATTGCAGTCATTTTTTCCGTACTGATAAGGTTGTTCTATTGCATTTTTACATATTTCGTAAACATCCATTACTTGTATCTCCATGTTTGGCCTGAGTTAACAGTACCTAATAGTGATGTATAATTATCACCGGGAAAATAGCTTTGGTAGATAGAATTGGCAGCCAATGTACGCATCTGTACATCTAGTGCTTTATATACACTATTAAGATTTATTTTTAATTCGTTCTTTTCATCCAGTGGACTAATAGAAGTTTCGACAAAATCCATAAATCCACTAAACATTAAATCGTGTACTAAAACTTCTCCATTTGCAGGATTCAGTATAGTTAGATAGATGTTTACCTTTGCATCACGGAATGCACCACCAGTAGCAAGAATATATATAGACTGATTTACATTAGATACTGTAAAGGATACCGAACTATTTACAATTTGTTTCTCTTCACTGAATGAAGGTAGACTATCGGTTATTAAGTCGGGATAAGAAACATAATTCTTACCTCCAATACTGAGATCTTTTAATCCATCATTGAAAAAAATGGGATCAATCGAAGTAGGTAAAATATCAAAACAACGAACATGAATACCCAATGATAATAATTCGGTAACAGTGAGTTTCGTTTTACTTCCACCGCGTGTAAGATTCCAGTACTCTAATAAATCGGGATTAGTGAATACACCACTTGGAATACTCATCTTACGACCTCCTGACATTTAAATTGTATTTGCATGATATTAGTACTTGAAACCTGATAATCATTATCGGGTAATAATGTACCTTCGATAATTAATGCATTATAGTTAACAGTTTCATTAGCTTGTATATTAGCTTGTAATGCAGGGAATATAGAAACGGTAGTACCGTCATTGGCAATAACTGAATATAGTTTTTTATGGTTAGCAAACTGAATCATTGTACCAACTTCAAGTTTATTAGCTGCCGTAGTCTGAAACTTATATACACCTTTTGATACTGCTGATTTAACGGCAAGTGCTCCCGTTTGTTTACCGAGATACTTAGAGAAATGCCCCATACTCATCTGAAAAGGTCTGCCCTGTTTATATAGTGAAATGAATTTATTAACCTCTGGATATAAATCTTTATTAAAGTTAAGTACAAAACTAAATTCGTAATATTGAACACCCGTACTACGTTGTATAATTTGACCAGTCCATGACTTATTGCTGTACTGGGGAGATTTATCTACTAAAGTAAAATCAGTTAGTTTAATCCCCGTTGAAAATGTGATAGCCATATTTTAATACCTCTTAATGTATTCTATTGTATATTTATATATAAAAAAGCCACCCGATAGGATGGCTTAATGATTAAGTACTACGTTTTTGTGCATCACGTACCGCCTGATTTACAGACTGTGCATGACGGCGTAACATTTCTTGGAATTTTTGATCATCGTCCGATACGTTACCATTTACGATTAGTGGTGCATTTATAGTGATCTCGCCACTTGCATTACTTCCACGATCTTGATTGTCTAGGAATTGTTGCAACTGCTTATTCTGACCACGACTAACTACCCTTTCACCTGCTTGTAAAATCCAGGTTCCGATCTTTACCTAATGATCCTGGTACTTCTTCAATCCCTTCGTGGGCTTGACCAACTGGATTAGTACCACGAATTGTACTGAGGATAGATGCACCTTGTGCCGCTACCATTGCCGCTTGTGGAATCGCTGCGGGGAAGCCTAATTTCATACATTCGGCAATACCTTGTTGTATCGAAATGATTGATTGTGCAATAGCAAAACCTTTAGCTACGGCAAACATTGCACGGGATGCGGCATTCTGCTTACCTGCTGCACCTTCGAAGATACTACCAATACTGTTAGCAAGAGAACCTAAGTTAGATAACTGGGCCTGTGTATTTGCCGTTTCGATGTTCATACGTTCTAATGCATACTTTTCGATAATCTCATTTTTACGTTTTTCAAAATCTTCTGTACCTGCTAGTAGTTGCTCATTAAGGAGTAACTCATAATTCATTCTTTCCTGATTTTGTTCTAATAACTTATCAGTATTAGTACGGTCAAATGGGTTTTCATCGGCACCAAAACGTAGACGGGTATCCTGTTCTTGTAATAAAAACTTTTTCTGATCATCTGTTAATGTTTGACCATTAATATTATCAGTGAGTTTTTGTAAGTCCTGATTAGGATCACTATAACCAATAATATCATTTAACATTTCATTACGTAAACGAGCGGCATTAGCTCTTGCTTCTTCCAGTTTAGCATTAATCATATCAGTACTTTTACCGAGTGTTTTACCACTTTCGGTAATACTCTTTTGTAATTCTAATTGCTGACGGTCAAAAGTTTTTAGACGTAGTTCACCTTCACTTGATGACAACTCACTCATTGCCTTTTCCCATTTATCCTGGGCTTTCAATAATTCTTCATTATGTTTTTTTGCCGCTGCTTCTGCCGCTCTTGCCGCTTTCTTAGCTGCTGCTTCTTGTTGCTTCTTAATTTTTTCAGCTTCAAGATCTTTAAATTTAATGAGACGCTCTGAGCTTTCTTGTAATTTTTTAAAATTACGTTCTCCATCTTCTTTATTTTTGGCTAAAAAAGAATCTATAGTTGATTGATATACAACTTTGTCATTAGCTTTACCCTGTGGTGATACATCACTATTCTTACCTAAACTTGCAATTTGGCTTGTACTCATACCACTTGGTGAAATACCTTTTTTGTTCAAATCATTAAGCGATTTAAAAAAATCACTATTCGACCATCCTTTATTCCACCATTCCCATAAATTATTTGTTTCTCTAACAATTGGATGCATAAAGTCATATAAGAATGATCTACCTGACTCTGTAGCACTTAGAATATTTTCATCAAATCGTTTATATTCTCTTGCCATTTCATCGGTAACTACTACAGTTTGTTCATTGATATTATTCATAACGGATTGTTTGCTACCCAATTCATTATAAACACCACTTAGTCGAGATGCATCAGATGCAATTGCTTCTAATGCAAATTTTTGCTCTGCTGTACTTAAATTTGCTTTCTTCATTGCATCCATTAGGTGTAAAGTTGCCTGAATACCACCATCTGGTTTATTAAGAAACTGTGCATACTCATTAATATCTAAACCTAAATCTTTAATTACACCAGCAAACTCACCTGAACCAGATACTACGGCATCGCCCATTTTATCCATTACATCCTGATTAATATCAAGTAACTTTTCCATACCTAAACCAGTGTCACGGAAAGCCTTATCTAATTGTTGAATGCTAGTTACCGATAAACCAGATTGTGAACTTAGTTGATTCAATTCTTTAACGGCATCATTAATGTTCAATGCTAATCCAGTTATAGCAGTGGCTGCAATACTAATACCACCAGCAATACCAATAAAACCACCACTTAGTTTTCCTAGACTATCAGATATTCCATTAGCGGCACTTCCGAAGAGGTCCACCAGCTTTTTTACTAAAATTATCGAGTTTATCTTGGGCGGATGTAATACCTTTATTAAATCCAGTAGTATCGGCATTAAGTGTAATACCTACTTCATTCTTTTTATTCGCCATTTAATTTTTTTCCTTGTTTTGCTAATATACGGGCTTTCATGGCTTCACCCATGCTTTTTATATTTGCAGCACTTTGGGCGGCAATGGCTTCCTGTCTTTTAATTTCTTTCTCTTTAGAAGTGAGCGAATCATCACCTAAAATATCGAGAAAATCGAAGTCATTAATATTTAACTTTTTACGTCCTTCTTTAGTCATATTTTGAGATGTCATATATATACTATAAAGTAGGTTTGCATGTTTTAACATTTCGATTTTAGGTCCATTAGGTTCAATAAGTGTATCATATACATATAATGCATCTAATAGTTCTGGTTCGATATTATTTAAGTCTTCAAGAGAAAGGCCGCGTTTATGTAACATCTTTAATGTAAAACGCAATCCGTGGATTCGCTCTTATTTTTTTTCGACGTTTTCTACTTCGTCTTTATTATCATCCATAAGGTTAACGATTTTAGTAAACAATTCTTCGGCATAAACTTTATCAATATCATTAACTAAAATTAAATCCTGTACATTTTCATCATCTGTAAAAACTGGTTCGCCTTTTTCATTCTTTACACATTTAATCAAAGTAGCTTCAATGGAAGTACAGGAAGGTGTATCTTTAATGGTTGGGCGATGAATGTACAAATCATTCCCTAGAAAATCAATTTTATGCATTTTTGGTAGTAGTGCTTTTTTCAATTGTTCTAAATTCATTTTATTAATCCTTATTAGTTAAAAATGGGGATAAGTATATATCCCCTCGTATTATTTATACGCCAGTAGTAATACCAGAATCGATAGAACCGCCACTAACTGCTAACACGATGTCGCGGGTAACTACTTGATCCTTATCGCCGATTTGTTGAAGTACTTGATACGAAAGCTACATAGGTTTCATAATAACCATTCGTATGATCTGCATCATCAAAGTAAGATACTTTAAACACTGCACGCTTTTGTGAATCGGCAAGAGCAAGTAGCTTTTGATGAATGGGATCACTTGGAATATAGTTAATAGTCATAGTAATATCTGGCACCGATTTAGTACCGAGAAGTTTTTCGTTAAACGGGGAATTGTAAACCACGCAATCAATAATAGTACTTTCGAAACCTACTTGTGGAAACGAAGCAATTTGTGGTACTTCTTTAAAATCAGTTGGGATCTTTACTTTACCAGTTACTTCATCAACTGCATATGTACCAATTTCAATTGAGAGATTAGCACCTGAAAAAATGTTTTGAAAAGCCATTTTTATTTTCCTTATATAATTTAAGTTAGAGTACGGGTACAGATTGTACCCGTGTATATTTATTTATTCTTTAGGTAAGAGACTTTGTACTACGCCAATTAGTTCATCAATTTGACGTTGTTGATCTAATAGCTGAGTTTTCAGTACTTCTACTTCTTGTTCTAATGTTTCGTTTTTATCTGCTAACACTTTAATAGCAATAACACTATCCATCATGATAACGTTATTATCTAAAATGCAACGCTCACGAATTACGGGATTACCCTCATCATCAAACTCATCTGGGCTTTGTTCAAATGTATGTTTAACATATTGCGGATCAATCTGTTCAATTTGCTGTGCAATAATACCGCGACGTATACGATTTTGATTATCATCAGTATATACGAAATTAACTGGGTTAAACTGACGGATATTATTTAAAGATTCCATTCCGTCAAAATCAGAAATGTCACGTTTAAAATGCATATCAGACGTACCAGCTAATGCCAATGTACCACCACTTGAAGGGAAGTTAATAATCCATTGTCCGGTACTGTTAGCGTTATTGCGACGTGCTACATATAAACTACCATCTGGGGATACTTCAAATACGTTACGTGTACCAACTGTAGCATCACCTTTAGCTGTAGTAGTCATTGATAAACTAACATATGTATCACGTGTGATATCAATATTACCTGTACAATCAATACCACTATCAGATTTAATACGATAATTGAAAGTTGGAGTACCAGTAAACGTAACGTTTGGGCTAAATGTTAATAGGTTATTCGTTCTTGTATATTCAAATACACGCCCAGCACCAGTATTATCTAAATTCAAACGGAAGTTACCACCATCGGCAACAAAAAGATATTTAGAATCTAAATCTTCTTCGGTAAACTGTAAGGTTGGATTACTCGAACTAATATTAAATGGTTTAGCTGCACTATTAGAAATTTTACCAGTAAATGAAGTAGTTTCAGTAAAATCATTAACACCGTTAGTAACGGCAACTCTATACCACGGAACATCATCATTTGTTGCTTGTGGCGTAGTTGTTGTATTAAAACGACTACACAAACGACCAGCATTATCTACCCAAATTTGGGCCATACGTGCAATACCGTATGAACTTTGAATACCTGCACCATTTGTAGGAGTCCATCCATTAGATGCGTTTGCATCACTAATAAATTGTGAAGCACTATTAGTAGGAATATTAGTTACATCGGTACTACCCAATCCATAATCACCAGGATTTAATAGTTTAATCCAGTTACCAGGATTACCACCTTCAATACTGCGAGTATATGTTTTACCACCACGACCAGCAATCTGGAATGCATAGTTATTACTAAAGCCAACACTCATACCTGCATAAATCATTGAACCATTCATATCTGGACCATTTAAAAAACCAGAAATAAAGTTTGATTTATTATTGATAGATATTTGTGAATTCCAATCATTGTTTAATGAAGTTTCAAAGCCTTGTGCTGAACGAAAACGCCCATCACGGTTAAGTACAAAAAATTGTGATGCATCGGTTGCAGTGATACCACGGTTGATTAATGATGCATTACCGTTTGCATCAGATCTCAATTCTGCTTGTGAAACTACTGCACCAGTAGAATCTAAAGTTTGTGATACAAATGTTGCACCCTGTGTATCTGTACCCTGTACTGCAATACCGGAACCTTTGACATTTAGACCTTTAAATGTTGGACGGTCATTAATACCTAATCCTAAGTTATTACGACTTTGTTCTGGACTACGACCACCAGTACCACCACGATTAATAGGTAATGCAAGATATGTACTATTAGCTACATCAAATGCACCCCATGTACCATTTTCTACAATAATCTTTGTACTCTTATCAGGTGAATAAATTGCAGTTTCGGCGGCAGCTTGTGCAATACGATCAATCTGCAAGTTGGATTTCGCACCAGCTACTGTATTACTTCCAGTACCGCCCATTACCTAAACCAATAATTGATTGAGATGTAAAGTCTTCTACCCAATTAGACCATGTACCACTTGTCAAAGTACGAGTCCATGCACGCGGTGTATTAAATGCACGATATACCTGTACACACCCATCAATAGAACCTGCTGCCGTCTGGAATACCTGCAAACAACCAGCCTGATTAGTTGGGTAATTCTTTGCAGTAGTTGCCTGTGCTGAATATACTTGAAAATACAAACCACTTTGTAGACCTGTAATATCATTTAGATTAGTTTCAGTACCGATAGAGTTGCGGTTCTCATAAAAAGCAGAAATGTTTTTACGTGCACCTTCGCTATTTGTTGCACCGTGTACCACCTTCACTAATTGCAAGAGCTTTAGTCAATATCAATTCTGGCATTTTTACATTCTTACGTGTACTATCATAATCTAGTACATTTGGACCTGCTGTTGTACTTTCATGAATACGGAAAGATGTCTTATCATTTACGATTACATATTGTGTACTATCTGCATCTGTTTCGGCAAAGAAAATAGTAGGGTTAGCACTTTCAATTTTAAGTGGATTAGCTGCCGAACTCTTAAAGTTTGCATATAAGAAGTTTTGAGTACCGGACCATGTACCATTACTGTTAAAGGTTACAACTGTATTACCTGCTGTACCAGTGTTTAGAATTGCCGCACTTCCTAAACCTAAGTTTGTACGTGCTGCCGCTTTATCTGTTAAATCAATCAGGTTAGATGTCGCTTTCAGATAACGAGCGTCTCCAGCTTCTTTACTGTAAACGTTTAAGTTTGTTTGTGCTGCCGTCTTATCAGTCAAATCAGATAGGTTATCGGCTGCATTGAGATAACGACTATCCATTTCAGTGCCAGTATATAGGCGTTGCCATCCACTGGTCGCGTTTTTGATATAAACCTTAAGTTCACCACTTTCACTAACTACAATTTTAGATTTGTTATTATTATCAACTAAACCAATACCGTGTACATCGACACCTGCGGGGTTCTCACTGTTTGTACCATCAATCTTGATAAATGCGTTACCCATTGGATTAACGCCACTGTACTGGGGATAGTTTGTACTGCCATCGCTGCCTACGCCGATAATCTGATCTATAAAGGGTATTAGGTGAAGCACGAGTACCTGCGGCTACGATAGCTTCAGGAATGAATTGATATGTTGCGATTACGGTATTCTCTTTATCACCACTAATATTTTTAGATGCGACTTTACCATTAACAATTAAAATATCTACTTCCCCTTCCTGATCTACGTAGTGGATCGTAATTTGAAATTGCTCGCCACTTTTTACTTTATTATCTAAGTACTGGTGCGACTTTGAACCGGGAATATAGTGTACTGTAATATCAATTGGATCGAGATTAATTTGTCCAGCTAGTTTTTCTTCATATTCATTATCATATATTTCATAGTTTTGCATTTCACTGGAATATGAAAAGTTGGGAAACGCCGCAATCTTTTCGATTTCGGTGTTTCCTGCGGTGGCTGTTGCCGAATTATTTACGTCTGGGTTATAAAATACTCGGACACTGTTGCCTGAAAAAATTGTATTTGTCATTATAGAATCCTTTTTTATTTTTCAATTGCAGTAATATTTATACGGAATAATAGAGTATTCATATCACCCATAGTTTTATCATGATTGTCGGATGTATTTTCAAATTCGATAGATAATACGCCAATATTATTTGTACTGAATACTTTGCTGTAATTTGATAAAACATGTTCGACAACATCATCATAATCAACTGGTACAGTACCGGGAATATTTGAAACGATAAAATCAAATGTAAAATCACCCATCATATCCATAGAGCTAAAACACTGTCGATTTAAATTATATACTGTCGATACAAGCTGAAAACTTTTTACACCAGTACCGATAGTTTGTCTTTGTGTTAGTGGTTCAAAACTATTAAGTACTGTCATGATTGACTTTTTTACATTTGATATAAGTTTCATTAGTATTCCTTTCTAAAATAATAGTTTACCATTCCCGATAGATCATCTTCGATGTTATATACTTGGTATAAATTTTCCTGTACTGGTAGTACAGTTGCGTCTGAATCTTCGAGGCATAGATAAACATATGAATTAATATATAAATCTTTTTGACGCTTTGCAGTAAAGTAAGTTTCATCTCCGCTCTATGAGTCCGACTAGTAGATTCTAAAATTATGGGGCGGCGTTCTATGATACCTTTGAACACCACCCCACCGGATGTAATTATACTTTGACCGAAAGCATTCAAAAAAATCATTGATTGATTATTAGTGAATGCTCTCATAATATTAAGCCTGTAGGTTGACTACTAGGAATGCTTCATTGTGTGCTAGAGCATGGTCAATATAAGACCAGGTGCGAAGTACAATACCTTGGCTCGCTCTTAGGGTCGTATCGTCCATTATTTTTTCAGTATGATTCGTTACTTCATACCCGTACTGAATGAGCGTTTTCAGCACTGCTATATATTTCTATATAGATAAGACTATATCATATTCCATTAAGGAATCTTTCCATTTCGGGACACTTGCCCCTACTCTACTTGCTTCCATATTTCTATGTGCTTTCGATAGTCGTTGAACCTTCCGATTACTCGGCTTGGCTGCTGATTGTCTTCGGCATTATCCGGTCAGAGTTTCCAGCAATTAAGAAAGTTATTCGATTAGTATTACTACTAAAAGCCGCTACTTTTAACGGTCAATTGTTAGTCCACCCCATGATGCCAGTACAACGTTGCTGAAATCGCCAAATACAATTTTTCCAGCTTCTACTTGTGTTGATTCAATAACGCGTACAGAGTCACATAGATATGCTTCATAGCGATAGCCTTCGATCATATATTTTGCGGCCATGTTTTCTCCGTACTAGTGCACTACGAAGAACTGCCGCTGTTGATGGATGGACCACGGCAACTACTTGTTCGATACGAACGTTAGCTGCTGCTAGTTGACCTAGTGCATCTTGAACATCTTTCTGAGTAATTGCAGCCACTAGATCTTTATGCGGTACAGTAGTAACGATTTGTTTTAGAATTTCACGTTCTAGTTTCAAACCAGCACCGCGAACCATAGCATCTTGAGTAAAGCGTTCGGCAGTTTCGGCACTCTTAATTAGAGTACGGGTTAGTGGTACAGAACCACTGAAAGTACGAGGCTTAAGTACCAATTTTTCATAACTTGCATCAACTTCTGGAGAATCGGCTCCGTTCCGCGATAAAAGAGAACATATTAGTAAAATCGCTTGCCAATTTTGGTAGAACTAAATTACCTTCACCTTCTAGGCCGGAATAAGTTTGAATAGGTAGTTGAGCGAAGATACTATTTGCACGCAATACATCAATATAAGAGTCAATATAAACTTCCTTAACAAGTGCACCACCACCAACGGTAGTAGAAGTTGCACGCACTAATTGTTGTACTGGTACTTCGTGACGCTTGCCATCATATACTACACCTTCGGCAGCTTGACGAATAAGAGTTTTAATTACAGATTTGTTTTCCATTTGGTTTTCCTTAACGTTAGGAGTTGTATTAATATTATTTAGTGAGCGTTTAAATTCTTTTACACTAATGCCTCGCTCGATAGCATTTGATACATCTATATTTAGTACTGAACCAATAGCTGTAAGTTCGCGTTTACGTTCTTCTTCTTTTTCGAGATCGGTTTGCATCTCTTCTGGATGTTCGGCTTTACCGTCTGCATCAGAGAATTCACCAACGGCACGTTCTTCATCTTCTAGTGGATCATCTTTATTTATAGATTCTTCTTCTGGTGATTTACTTTGTAGTTTTGCTAGTAGTTCGGGACGCTTAGAAATCATTTCTTCCAGTTCGCCATCACTTAGCATAATATCGGCAACGCCACCATTTTCATCATTGTCTACTGTGAGAACTTCCTTGATGTCGTATGCTTCTTCATCAAGTCGGGTTTCTTCCATCCCTTCCTCTGGAATATCTACGATACGCTCATCTTCATGTGCTTCTAGTAGTTCATCTTCAAGTACATTACGTAGTTTGTCATCACCACATGACATAGCACGACCGATACCGCTGTGTAGATCTGCTGGCACGGCACAAAGGCTGATCTCGTGCGGTTCCCAGTCAGTAACGATAATATTGTTACCTTCCATACGATAATCATAAACGTTATAACCTACAGATACGTGAGATAGGATACCTTCCTGAATGAGATCCCACATGGTATTGCCTAGTCCAGAAGAACTAATTTTGATGTCAGCACGACAAACTCGGTCGGCATCGATAGAAGTACGTAGAACTACACCAAGTAGTTTATTATGATCATGATTAAAAAGTACGGCCCCGCGATTGTTAATACGATCACGATCTACACTATTATCATCACATACTAGAATCTCATAGTATAGTTCATCGTCGATAATTCGTGAAACAGGTGTTTCGGTTGCAAAAGCTACATTGATAATACGAGAATCGTTATCAATCTTCTGTACTTCCGCTTCCCTCTTCTGGTTCTTCAAATTTAATTTCATTGTTTTTTTCCTTTAGTAGTTGTTGTTCCTTTTCGATTTCGTCAAATACGATGTTTGCATTACCGGCCGCATTTCGCTAATTGCCTGAGTCTTAGATAATAACCCTGCATCAATCTTCATAATCGTTGCAGTAATATCTTTTACAGGGTCCAAGCTAATTGGCGTTTGTGGGATGAATCTCACACCATCATATATATCATCGCGGTTTGAAAATGATAAACCTAAATCATCATTTTCAATTTTTAGCATTTCATTACTAATCCATTCGATCCAAATAGGCTTCAGTACTTTATTTATTAGTGCATTAGTCTTTGTCTGGAAAGTTGTATTTTGTAAACGGTCAGCTAATTTGGCAGCACTAAAACTTGCTCCGCTGGTATCACCCAATAGATTCATTTTAGTACAATTTAATCCCATCGAAATTTGTGATAGTAGTTCATCTGTATATTCGTGAATACGATCTACCGCACTTGTTGGGTTAACAGTTTTAATATCCTGATTCTTCGATAGTTCGAAAATAGCACCTGGTTCTAGGTATTCACTATATTTGGCACTTTCGCCAATTTCTTCATTGCCATCTAGTTCTACAATATCAGTTTGATCATCGGCATTAGTAATAAAAGCCATACTGGAAGCACTAATTCTTTTTGCGATCAATGATGCTTCGGTAAATGACTTTAGATCATCCATTAGTTTTGTACTGGCTACCATTTCGGGAATACCGCGTTCTTGGCCCATTGTTTCGGGAATGAACAAATGATAGATTTCATTTGCTGGCATCTTATCATATGAAGTTGCTTCATATGTATATGTTATCGGGTTATATTGACAGAACCAATAATTAACAGGTTTATGATATTTATCAAATTCGATGCCGATTCGAGATGTAATTTCCGTTCTCTAACCACTGGTTATTTAACTGAGTTAAACGTACTGGATCAATTAACTCAATTTTGATTTCACCATTAATACGATGTTTACGTACAAATGCTTCACCGTCTGTAACTAACATACGAATCAACGTTTGTTGAAACATGTCATAAGTCATCGAACCATCAAGGCTAAATCTCGATGCATTATAAGCCCAACGGTCGAACATTTTTTCAAGTCGTAGATTTAGGTCGTGTAGTTCTTCTTGTGTCTTATTAGGTAGTGATACCGAAGGTTTGGTATATACACCCATAGAACCGGACTACGCCATCTACACTTAAGTTAACGTACTTACGTGCAATTGGGTTATGCAATGCAGCTTCGCGGCTCGTACTACGCATATCAACAAGAAACCAGCGTAAGACGTTATTGATATTATTGGTTGCCATACCAGAAGTAAAACCAAAACTAATGACTGGCGTACTGACACCACGTACTGCCGTAAGGTCACGTTTAAGACTTGACGGGACTACTGTTGGTTTAGTATGAGATTTAGATCTCTTTTTCTTTGTTTCCATTTCCATTTCTGGTTGATTTTTATTTTTCTTTTTCCAAAACATTACCTTTGCCCCCATTTATTAGGATAGTTTGGATCTCGTAAAACTGTAACACTTTTAATAGGTTTACCATTACCGGAACTTGGTTTATTGTTCATGATAGCCCATAGTATATTTGCACGTTTAGTATAGCGGTTTCTCATTTGTTCAAGTACTGAGAGCGGCTCGGCAACTAATGTTTTATTATTAATGGTAGTAGTATGTACTCCACCAGTTTTGATCCTTTCTTCGATGATAATATTTATCTCTTTCAATATCTCTAATAATTCGAAATATTCGGTAGTATATTTGGTTGGGTCGATAACTTCGGTAACGAAATTATAGTTATGTGGACCAACTACGATACACAAATATTTATCAGTAGCCCCCGTAACATTGAGGACTACATCAATAATTGTTTCTTGATTTGTATCATTACTATAAGATTCAGATTTACCAGTACTGACACTGTTTAAAAACAGTTGTGTATTTGCTGGTAAATTTACTTTAATAGTATGGGGGTTTGTCGTAATGTATATTTGCTCTGGTAAGAGTCGTTTCTCTTTCATAGTGTTTCCTTATTTTTTAAACCACTGTGAACCTAATGATTGACGTGGAGAAGTTGTTTTCTTTTTGTTACTCGATACTGGAGTTACTTTTTTACTCTCTTCTAATACAGGTTTAGTAGATTCTATATATTTAGTTTTTAACTTGCTTCGGTACTCACGTAATTTGCGATATGGTTGATTTGTACCTAAATTACCAATGACAAACTGAATAGCTATCATTGCATAACCGCAAGCAATCAAGTGCTTCGTTACGTTTTACACCTGGCTTGAGTCGCCATTGTAAACGACCACCAGCAGGTTTTAGTATTTCACTGTTGACCTGTTCGAGATAGTCATGGGGCAAAGATGCACTGAAATGTAGGCGTACTGGTGCTAGTTCTGCTTCGTCTGAGATTGCAAAGTTAATTAATTTGCGAATGTTGTTTTTACCTTCGTGAACATTCAGTATCTGTTGTGCATAACCACCTGTTACCGATTTTTTATACAGTTCACTCATAGCATGACTGGAACCCTTAATAGGATGATACTTTTCCCATGTCGTCGTAAATTTCTTAACAGTATTTGAACTGTTACCATCTGAGCTATCGATAAACACGGCTAGTGTTGGTAGTTCTCGTCCATCGATAGTGTAGAATGTCTGGCGAGCAAATGTATCAAACTTTTTCCATGCCTGACTTTCTAGTTTAATACAGTCATGTGCATAAAAGAATTCATGATGTAGTACCCATATATTTTTATCGTCAAATGCAATTACACTTGCTTCGAGGCGATCATGTTGAACGTCACATCCGAATCGTGATGCCGTAAAGCACTGTCTGGTATAGCTCTTAGATGAATACTATTATCTCGTAGGTTTTCTAATAATATTTGTTCTAATTCTTTTTCATATTCGTTTTCATAAGGCAATCCGCAATTCGTTATTGAAGAATGTTTGCAACTGGAAGTTATACATTGCGTCGGCGTACTTTTCTACCATTTCTTCGATAGTATTAAGTGGTGAATACATGCGGCTAATATTATAAGAGACTACACCACGCTCGCCAGCGGGGTTAGTTGCAATCCAGCGGCCCTTATCGACCATCTGGTGGCGTGTATGTTCATCTATAGTCTTTTCACAATGGGGACAAACCAGGCGAGTAGTTGTACTGTCAGGTATGGCCCTACCATTCGGTAACTGTTTAAATTTGAATACTACCTGCTCCCACTCGAAAGTATATTCATGACCGCATGTATGAGTAACAAAGAAACGACGCTGATCACCCATAAGATACTCGCGGTTGATTAGGTCGCCTTTATATAGTGGTGTACTGGATACTACGACCAGTGCATCATCACCGGAAAGTACTCGTCCTGGCCTCACACAGCTTCACGGGGTTTCCTTCACCATCGCCATGCTCATCAATGTTTGATACTTCATCGGCAAGAACTACACGTACAGTTGTGCCTCGAAGGTTAGCCGATGTATTAAGATTCATCCAGAAGATATTAGTACCGTTAGTTAGTTCGGTTTGTGTCTGGTTATTAGTTGCTTCTTTATCCTTTTTGGATGTTACCAATTTTGAAAGTACTGGACTGTTTTGTATTACTGGGTCCCATTTAGAATTTTTGAACTTCTTGATTTCGGTTCCACTCGAACTTGCAAATGCAAAAGATACGGGATCATTTGCCATAATGTTAAATGCAATGGCCTGTAGGCAAGTCGTTTTTAAAAGTTGACTGCATGATTGTAGGCAAATCTTACGTACCCCCCTTTGTTGGGCTATATCAATTGGCTCTTTCTGAAAAGAAAACAATTTCCAGGGTTCACCGTGCATAAGGTCCGATCTACAAATTTAACGACACCTGTACTGATCCATTCACTCGTCGGTTGTTTCTTCGGTGGGATCAGAGTTGGTATTACTTTCGTCAGTAATGTTGTCATCTTCGCTTTGTTCGATTTCATCAAGTATTTCCTCATCTTCTGGTAGTTCGAATTCCATATTACCTAATTCGGTTAGTGTAGAATCTATTTTTTCTTTAAGTTTATCTCTAATATCTTTGGCACTGTCACAGGCAAATAATTCGAGGTAACAGGAATTGGGGATTGTCCTGATACTGGCTTTTAATTGTTGCAGATATGCCGTCAGGATTTGTTCTAAGTATTCGGTACTGACAACTTGGTCCAATTTTTCATGCAGTTCTAATTCGGCAAGTTGTCGCTCGGCTGCCATCTTCTTCAATCGTTCTTGTTCGATTTGTTCTTTAGTGTCTGTATTGCGTAGTGGGTCCATAATGTTAGTACGAATCCACTGATATATTTCATTTTCACTTTTGGTATTGTCTAAGCCTTTACTTACCCACTCACGAGAAATAACGCTAACATCATATCCATAGCGGCGGCTCAATTCAGAAAATGTAATTGTTGCTTTTGCCATTTGTTTTATCCTTGTTTAGTTCATTGAACTGTTAAAAAACCATTATCGGTTTTATCGATAGATTTGTTATGTATCAATCGAATTTTTTATATATAAGTGAAATAATTCGTGGGCGGAAACTCGCCCAGAAATGCCTACGTGGGAGAACCTATGAATAGTAATATCTGGCAATATATCCTAATAAGGTATCAACAGTGATTTAGCCCACTCTTACTATTTCTTTAGACATAATTACTCTTTGAAATTACTTTTTATTTATCTTTAAAAGGTGCTCGACAGACATTACAATTTAAAAGTAAAATAATAAATCATTCTACTGTAAGGACTTATTATGGAATTCGGTAATATTTCTGACTGTCTCAGTGCAGCTTCAAATTTAATTATGGCAATCGTAGCCGTATATGTTGCATATAAAGCTAAAGACTGGCTTTCACCTAAACTTAATGATAGAAAATTTAGATTCGCCGATGAACTTATTGACCAGTTTTGTAAGATACAATATGAAGCTAAAGTTCTTCACAGAGAAGTAAGTCTACTAATTAATACTGATCCTGATGAGCAAGGTGATTTTGAAACAATTATAAAGAATTGGAGTTCTATTTCTCAACGTGAGAGGACGTACAGAAAAAATGTAATAATTCTACGTACTACCTTGAAAAGAATGGAGTTATGGGGTTTGAAAGCAATAAACATTGATGATTTTCTAAAAATAATAAAATCTCATTTAGATTTTTCATTAATTGTAGACGAAGTTTTATCTGCTGGTACTCAAGAAGAATACAAACAGTTACAAAATAGCTTCAAATATGACAAACAAATCAATGAGGCATATAAAAATATTAAGTTCTCACATGATAGGATTATGAAACACTATACTGAATTATTCATTGACTAAATTTATTTTTTTCATTATATATTCTATGTTTCAAATGTAGATAGAACTATAGATATTTTTTACAAGTTTCTTACCAGTACCATTCTAAATAAGATAGAAAGTTAAAAGTACTATTGATCAAATTAAAAATTATTAGTGCAGGAATAGCCAACATGAAAGAAAAAATAACCATACGTGAACAAGATTTAGAGTTTTTTCAATCTTTTTTTGAAACAGATATAGAATCTTTCGAGGTAGATTCCAGACATCATAAAATGCTGGGGCTTGCATTAGAAAAAGCTCATGATATCAGAAAGTTTGAAATAGAGTTATACTGGAAACGTGCAACTTATTTTTTTGCATTTTTCACAGTAGTAACAACCACCTACGGAATAACTCTATCTAATGATAATTACAAAATTCTATCCCCATTTATCGCAATTATTGGAATTGTTTTTTCATACTGTTTCTATTATGTAAACATTGGCAGTAAATATTGGCAGGAAAATTGGGAGTTCATTATTGATAAAATTGAATACTATGTCACAGGAAATCTTTATAAGATCTATTTTTTTAAAAACGACAGAACAAAAAGACCATCAGTATCTAAGATCAATATTTTTCTTAGTTTTTTTATTATAGTTATATGGTATTCATGCTTCTTTTATTCCTTAAATTATTCATGTTCAATCAGTTCTTTCTTTTGCTCTATTTATATTCTCGCTGCAACTTTTTCTATTTTAGCAACAATTGTTTTCTGTAGAAAAACTATAGCAGACTGCGAAGATAACAAGAAAATCATATTTTTTAAATTTCGAAAACCAGTATATAAAAAATCATGAGCTCTCCCCCCTAATATATTAGGGGGCTATTTTTAAAATAATTATGACTCACTTTGTGATTAGGTGTAAGCGTGCTTTTAGTTTAAGGCGTTCGAAATGCTCTATGATTTCGTACAACCATTGCGAGTAGTCATCTTGTCCGATTGGGTGGGAGACTGGAACTTCAACATCTTCAAGCCTAGTAGTGTAAGTAATGTCAAAATTAAAACCATTCCACATTACTAATGCATATGGTTCATCGCCTTCATCATCTTCACTAACGCTAACTTTGTCATCGTTTGATAGTACACCGCAAGGTTTATTTACACTATCACTTAATACTAATGTTAGCCCGTTAGTCATTTCCAGTAGTTCTTTTTTAGTCAT